GGTGCTTTGTATCCCCATAGTTTGGGATTAATCGTACCTGATCCCCATTGAATAGATTTCAGATTGTCCCGAAACTTATCCCAGTACATATTAAAAAGATGAGTATTTGTGCCTCTTGTAAGGTCATAGCACATCTTATCATTCACAATATACGAAATAATATGAGCATCATTAGGTGCTTCTTTCGTATTTGCTTCTTGATAGGTACAGTTCTCTTTTAATATTTCACATCCATAAAGACTTTTTGAGGTTTCTCTTTCCTGTGAAGTCCAAAACTGCTCATTTTCCGTCTTTACAGATGTCGGTTCTTTCTCTACTGACATCTTTCTTTCTGTAATATTCTTTTCCATTATATGAAATCCAATGTAATGTGTATCAGATCCTATTTCCCCACTGAATGTCGGGATATGCTTCTGATACGTTTTCTTTTGTAATCTTATATTTTGTTTGCAGTTTCTTATCCTTACAAAGACATACAATCTCTGCTTCCAGTGGATGAAGTCCCTGTAAAACATTAATGAACATCGTTTCTCTACGAAGAGAACTCAATGTATCATTACCACCTTTTATAAAGTTATAAAATCTTTGATATTCTTTGCGAATTGAAGAACGTCCTTGATCTTGAGAACCAAGTGAGTTCGAACCAAGTTCTTCCATTTTTTCAACAGCATCAACAATTTTTTCACTCAAAGTTCCTTTGAATGAATCTTGCTCATTTACTGCCGAGTAAGGAACATCTCCTTCTGGAAGAGCAGAAATAATACTCTCGTCAAAGTTCCAAATAAAAACACTTTTGAGTGATATGTGCTCATATTTTTTAAGAACTTCCACTGTTTTAGCATTGCTTCTTTGCTTTGATGCTAGATTTAGAATCTCAAAAATAAAGGGATTTGCAGGAAGTTCTGGAATTGATTCAGACAAAATCTTTGCCTTTGGTGCTGCAGGTTTAGTAGTTGCTTTAGTTTTTGTTACGGTCATAATTATTCAGTAAAATTAAATTAGTCATCTTCATCTTCAATCTCTTCATCATCAAAATAATCAGGATTAAAACTTATTGCAAGGACTTCATCGGGAATTAAATTACCATTGTGGTCAAAGAACTCTGGATGCAACTTAGGAATCTCCCTATAGTTCATCATATATTCTCTGGCAACCCATCCCGCAACTAATCCCACTATAAGAAATAATACGGTTAGAAAGGAACCGAATACTAGGCTAACTGCTAACATTTCTTTTGCCTCGGGAAATTACTTTTTTTCTTCCTAGATTTAAAGGAAAACTCAAAATGGATAGTTACTTCCCGATTCAGAAAGCAAACCATCTTTTCGAAGATGATATGAAACGGTTTGGTCTGCTTTCTTTTCCCTCCATTAAGTATAACTTCAATGCCACGATTAAAGTGGTCTTCCTTTTTATTTATGTTCTCATTAAACGATCTTTTGTTCTTTGAGGAATTTGATTGTGTCAACGGATCCTCCCAATTTTTTACCATCACAAATAACTTGTGGAAACGTAGAACCTTCCCCAAATTCTGAATAGAACTCTTCTCTGGTGAAGTTCTCTTCTAAAGTATAAACCACGAAGCTTTGTTTTGTCAAGGTCAATACGTCCTTAACTTTGTCGCAATAAGGACAACCTGGTTTTGAATAAACTGTAAAATTCATATAGATTTATAAACTCTTAATGATTTATAATAGATTATTATATCACATTATTTCAACTAGATGGAGTTGTTCCCATTCCAACAACTGATTCTGGCAAAGTAGGTCTTTGTCCAACATTGTAGTTATCTGGTGGATATGTCATATTTTCTCTTTCTGCTTCTTCTTTCTCTTCTTTAGGACTTTTTGGCCAAACAACTCTACTTACATCATCAAATTTTTCTGGAAGATCTCTAAGTTCTTGACGATATTTGAACCATAAGATTTTATCTTCATCAGAAACTAAGTTTGCATCTGAAATTTGAGTATAATCAGATTCTTTAAGAAGATTGTCTCTCTTCTCACGAATTGGTGCCCAATCAAGAGTTTTCTTTTGATTTCTATTATTCCCAATTTCTTCTTCGGTTAAATCTTCTATACTATAAGGAAACTCATAAAATTCTCCACCATTAATTTTTTTAACATCTCCCTTGACTAATCTTTGAGTTAACCAATCATATTGTAGAGGAACATCATAGACATAATAAAATCCATACTGTATTAGAAACTCAGGTTTTCCTGGAAAAAGACCATAATCCGTAATCAGAGTAGTATCTTCAATAAGTTGATTAGAATCTGGTTTATAATACATTTTCTACAGAAGTCTATTATAAAATATTTAGATATAAATGTTCTCTTTCAAAAACTGATAATGTGATTTGAGATTTTGAATTTTTATTTTTAGATTTTTTCTATGCTCTTTCCACCGATCAAAAGCATCGTCAAATATTGGATTAAATACTGGATCATAGAAAGATCTTTGATCTTTTTTAGAAAGAATTTTATTATTTAATGAGTATCCCATTCCAGCAAAAATATAAATCGCAGGAAAACAATTATCAAAATCTAATTCATATCCAGAATTTATTAACTTAAATAGACCACTCAATGATTCCGACTTGTAATCAATATCATTAGTAACATATTTCCAATATGGTGTGTCCATTCTATTACTCATAGCATAATGAAGTTCGGTAAAATTTTTCATTGCCGTTATCTGATCATCAATAGTTTCATTATATTTTTCTATGTCAAAAGAATTAACATATCCTTCTCTAGATTGAAGAGTATTTATCAGTTTTAAAATTGCTTCTTGTGTTGTTGCCAATCCAGTAGATTCTAGTGGTTCAACAAATCCATACGATAATCCAATAGAAACTACATTTTTACACCAACCTTTTTTACGAACTCCACTTACTATATCAACAATTCTAGTTTCGGTATTCTTACCAATAAACCGAATAAACTCTTTCTTGGCATCATCATCGCTTATGAACTTGCTACTATAAACATATCCCATACCTTTTCTAGACCAAGTAGGAATTTCCCAAACCCATCCAGAACTTAACCCAGTACAATTTGTGTATGGAACCATTTGATTCTCTATATCATCATATTCAACTGGAGAAACAACTGCCCTATCATTACATAAAGTATCATATTTAATAAACTCGCTGAAATTTTTTATCAAGAGGGATTTAAATCCCGTACAGTCAATATACAGATCCGCATTTAAAGATGCTCCAGATTTACATAAAATCTGAGTTATTCCCATATCATCTTGTTCTAAATGAGATACATCATCCACAATATAAGTAATATGATTCTTATATCTGCCTCTCAAAAACTCTGCAAATTTATATGACTCAAAATGATATGAAACATAATCATCATTTAAATCATCAGCATATTCAGAATCATAACTCATTTTATTGAGATCGCATAAATCTGTGGTTTCGTGAAAATAATTTGCAAAGGTCTCATAAGATAAATTTCTCTCATCAATCAAACTTAAAAGAATACTAGGTGGTATTTGATCTATATTATTATTTTTCTTTACTTTACATAGTGGATAATGAAATGAATTTTTAGTATTGAAATTATTAAACTTAATACTTAACTTGTAGGTTGCATTACAATGCGACATAAAATCTTTATCTTTCAAATTACAAAGTTTCAAAAACCTATTAATCTCAGGAAGATTTGATTCACCTACACCTATTGCATTTACAATATTTGATTCAACTAATGTTATTTTAATATTTTTAAAGTTTTCACATAGAGCTGCACAAGTCATCCATCCAGCAGATCCACCACCAACAATTACAATCGAATCTATTTTCATTTTAAAGAAACTATGCTATAGTGTATTATAGCACATTCGATTCACAAATGAAAAAGATCTATATCTACAATAGCGATCCTAATTCCGAAGAAACCATTTTTTACCCAGAACCAGCGGTAAAAAATACTCCAGAATGGTATAGAAAACTTCCTTTTCTGAATGATTTTAATTTTAGATCTAGATTGGGTAATGGTATAGATAAAAATTTTCTAGAAAACTTTCGCAAAGATAAAAAACATATTCAACAACCAACTGCTAAGGGTTGTCCAGCAGTTTATGATTCCATTTCAAGTGGATATATTTTAAAAGCCTGGACTGATATTCTTGTCTCCGTGAATGATAACTATGAAATAATGGCAAAACAAATTGAAAATGGTGTATTGACCAATTCACAATCATCTTTTGATACACAAGAAATGTTTCATAATGATTCTTTAATGAAAAGTAAAAATATACCTAAACTAAAGTCCCCACTTTTTGTTAGCACAGATCCTGGTCTCAGTTTAATGATCACTCACCCAATGTATCACTTTAATGAAAATTGGATTTCTATGCCAGGTATAGTTTGCACCGACAAATATCCAATTCAATTACAATGGATGTTTAACTGGATTGGAAAACCAGGAAATTATGTAATTGAATATGGGACTCCCATATTGCAAATTATTCCAATAGTTAGAGAAAAAACTAAGATAGAAATCACGAATAAAAAAATAGACACTCCAATATCAAAATGCCCAGTAATGCAGGCACAAAGATTTATAAAATCCCAATGGGAATATGTTTATAAAACTAATAAGTAAAATTATTATTTTTCTCTAAAATATAAATCACAGTTAGTGATGGTAACACTATTTGTTACACCTGGAGAATATCCACTATAACAAGTTTCAGATCTTTCCATATATGGAACTAATCTGTTATTGATCCCATAAGATCCAGATCCACCACACCAATCAGAACATCTACTGTCACTACCACCGGTTCTGAACGAATATTGTCCAATATTAAAACCATAAGATGCTGATGCAATACTTAGTTCCATCCTTTTGCAAGCTTGCCCAACATCACCAGCACTATAAGTTCCACTAGATCCTTCCCAATATGCAACGGCATTGCTATTAAGTTCGCTTTCAGTCATATATGTATTCATCGTTCCAGCGCCAGAAATAAATGTTGCGCTTCTGTTTGAATAATTATTAGTTCCTTTTTGATATAATGTGGAAATTTTAAATACATAACTTCCATTGTTCATAGAGATCAAATATTCACATTCTCCAGTAGATGATGTGCTATCTCTAGCATTTTTATAAGATATCATACAATAACTAGAAGTTGTTACTGATCCACCACTAAATCCATAATCACTTCTTATATTAAAATTACTATCATTTGTTCCTGTACTTCTAGCATATCTAGTCCATCCACCACCAGATGTGGTCATATCACAATATAGTGGATAAGCACCACTAGGGGTTGAAACATAATATGTTCCAGACGGATATCCACTTAAACTTAACTGTTTTGCACTTGTTGCAGGAGAAGATGCAAAAAATCCAAGAGGATTTGTCCTACACCCAATACCATTAGAACGTGATCCGGTTATACTGCTTAATAATGGGCTCATATTTACGGAGATGCTAAAACAATAAAAGTATTACTTGCTGTCTTATATATGTCCCAAGTATAAGTATCATATCCAGATGTGGATCCAGAACTTGGAGTGCTATTAAATTTCCAATATATGGTTGTACTTGATCCATCAATAGTAATAGAATTTGTATAATATGATCCACTATTTTGTGTTGATATAACTGTCACAATAACGTGTTGCCCAACATCCAACATAGAATTTAATGTTGTTGATCCATTACCACGAATATTATGAGTCCAAGTAGATGTTGAGTTTGATGTAAAAAGAAAGACATTTGCAGTTTTAACATCTAAGTTACTCGTTCCGTTTGCAGTTCCTGAAATAATTGAAACTTTTTCAAGAACATTACTCACCTTAAAGGAATCAGTAACCGTAGTGATACCTAATGTTGAAATACCTGATACGACTAGATTTTGAAATGTTGCCGAAGGCGAATATAATGTTGATAAACTAGATACGCCTACAACTTGTAAAGTAGAATTTGGTGATGCGGTTCCTATGCCAAGTCTATTATTTGTGGTGTCATAAGCAAATCCAGTTGTTGCTCCAAATCCAGAAGAAGATTTATATTGAATTTGTCCATTAACACTACCATCAGCAACAGAAGAAGAACCCTTAGATACGAGATTCCAATAGGTTGTATTTACTGATCCGGAAGTTGATGGAACATTACCTGTGGTATTTGCAATACAGATATATGAAGAAATCGTCGAACCATCATTATATTGGACTAAATCGTCGGGAGTATATGAAAAAGAGTTACTGTACGTACCTCTCCATACAAGTTTAATTTTTCCTACATCAATTTGATTTATTGGAAATACCATAGTTAATTAACCGTAACGTGTTTGTGATGCAATCACTGTGAATGTTGCATTTCCAGTTTTAATGATATTCCAAGCATATGCATCATATCCAGCACTACTTGCTCCTGCAGATGGTGCAGTTCCACCTAACCAATTAACAGTAGCACTAGAACCATCAATATTAAGAGCACTCGTATAATATGCTGTATTATTTTGTTTTGATAATACAACTACCGTAATTGCCTGTCCAACATCCAACATAGAATTTAATGTTGTTGATCCATCACCACGAATATTGTGAGTCCAAGTAGCTGATGAGTTTGTTGTGAATAAAAATACGGCACCGAATGTTTTAATGTCTAAATTACTTGTTCCATTAGCAGTCGTTAAAATATTAGTTTTTTCTAATACGTGCTGATATTTAAGTGTATTAGTAACCGTAGTGACACCTAATGTTGAAATACCCGATACAACTAGATTTTCTATCGTAGTTGAAGGTGAATATAATGTTGATAGACTAGATACACCCACAACTTGTAAAGTAGAATTTGGTGATGCAGTTCCTACACCAAGTCTATTGTTGGTAGTGTCATAAGCAAATCCAGTTGTTGCTCCAAATCCTGTTGAAACTTTATATTGAATTTGTCCATTACTATTACCACCAGAAACTGCCGATGCTCCTTGGGCAACCAGATTCCAATAGGTTGTATTTACCGATCCAGAAGTTGATGGGATATTACCTGTGGTATTTGCAATACAAATATATGCCGACGTAGTTGAACCATCATCATATTGAACCAAATCATCGGGAGTATATGCGGTGGAGTTATTATATGTGCTCCTCCATACAAGTTTAATTTTCCCTACATCTATTGTTATCGCCATAATTTATAGTTTTTTATATATTTAGGGAACAGTAAAAATAAGTTTTCCATCGGGATTAATAGTTACCCCAATTCCTGCAACCCAAGGAAACTGGTCGGTATTGGATGTGCTTAATCCACTATAAGAACTTCCACCATAAAAATCACTGTAAGCAATTCCACCATTTGACCCAGCAACTAAAATTCTCATCGTTGCAAATCCAACTTCAGGTTTTCTGAAAATATAATAGTCACCCAATCCAACAGTAATCGTTGCCGTACTTCCAGTTGATGTTATAACTCTAGATGTTGTAGATCCAATCGCAATGTTAATATCCGTAATTCCTGCTGCAACTCTTACTCCACCAGATTGAATTCCAATAGAACCTCCCCCACTGCCAGCAACATTTGTCAGTCCAGAACCATCACCATAATACTTGGTGGCACTGATGATTCCAGAGGAACCATACATTGTGATGCCAGTTCCAACAGAAGAAACACCAGTGACTCTTAGATTTGTGATCGTTGATTCCAGAACAGTATTCTGAACTCTCTGACTATAAGCAATAAACTCAACAGCATCTCCTTGCTCTGCTGCATAAGAAAGAGTTACTACATTTGAAGAAGTTTCTATGAAATCTGCTGCAGGTAAACGAATACCATTCACATAAACATCAATCATTCCAGTATCATAGTTATTGGTCAAAGTAAAGATACTCTGACCACCAGCACCAACTGTAAATGATTGCTTAGCAACGATTGCACCACCACCAGCAATACTGACATTAACAGTTTGTGTTGCTGGATTATAAGAGAATGTGTTACCAGCACCAATAAAGTTTAAAATCGTAACGCCAGTTCCAATGACTGAACCAGCAGAGTTGATCCCTACACCAGAGATTACATTGGAAAGAGCAGAACCATCACCATAAAACTTACTAGCAGTAAGGATACCAACCTGAACGTTTGTGTCCGTTGCAATACCAGGTCCAAGTATCTTTGTGAATGCCATTATGGTTTTTTAGGTATTTATGATGGGTATGCGATGAGAA